AGCTTGCTGAAAGCAGAATAAAGGTATGTGAGACATGTGAATTTAGATTAGAGAGCCGTTGTTCTCACTGCTCATGCTTTCTTCCAGCTAAAACTGCAGACCCAGGAGCCAAATGTCCAAACAATCCTCCAAAATGGTAATAGACATAAGAAATAAGGACATAATAACATTGTATCACGTAAGTAAGATTTTTAGCATGAATGGCTCAATAGCGTACATGACAACAGATAAACCAGGAGTGTTTAAATTAAGACCCAAAGATTTTAAATGGTAATACCAGTTCCAACATCATCCAAGGATGTACTAAGAGCATATATACTCTGTTTAAATCCTATTCTAAAACTCAAACCAAGAGAAATAGACCTTGTTGATGCAATGCTAAAGGTTTACTATAATCTGAAGAAAGCCTCTAAAGCAGGACAGATTAAACTTGAAGATATTGACAGTAGACTTAATGACCCAATGGGTAGAAAAATTGTACGTGACATAATCAAGATGTCAGAGGCAAGCCACAACAATCATTATGCTCAACTTAAAAAGAAGAAGATAATCACTCCAGAAAACAAGCTCCAGGAATTTCTAAAAAAGCTTGATTCCAGTGACCTGACTGTTAACTATAAAATTAACATTATTAAACCCAAAGAAACAGAAAAAAAATTGGAAGTTCAAGCTGTATGACAGAAAGAGTTTACAAGAGTGGACCAGTAAGACCAGTTAGAGCAAGAGCAGCAAAGTTACTTGAAGACATTATTAATCAAATAGCTAAAGAAGAAAACATAAGCAACAAGAGAGTGGACTGTATATTACAATCAGTGTTTGGAACAATAGCGGAAGACATAAGGAGTGGAACATTAAAGGGAACACATATTTTACATCTTGGAAAATTCATGGTAAAACCCTACAATATAGAAAAATATCACAAGAACAATGGAAGTGACACTGAAGATGAAGGATAACTACTACCAGGAGCATCCTGATGGTAAACACAGAAGATTGATTAAAAGAAACGTAGTAACAAATATAACACTGGACACTAATGACATAGTAACAATTAATGATGTATTAAGCAATCGGGGAAACATTCTGAAGAACTATTGCAGAATCTATCTAAAGGAGGTAGGACCAATAGTAGTAAATCATTCAAGAGAACAAGTAGATATACTAAAAAAAACTAAATTAAATCAAATTGGATTCAAACAAAGAAAAGGATGACTATATATCAAAACCTCAACTCAGGTTTTCATGCGTAACAAAAAATGGAAAGTCATATCTAATGGATGGAGTAACGGAAGTGCCAGACAATAGAGATTACATAAAATATGCTGACACAATATCAGAACTATCAGACCCAGAGAAGGAAGTAATATTCCAGGACTACATAAAAATAAGAACAAAGATAGATAAAATAAGACAGAAATTTAACAAACTACTTGATGGAGAATAGGAATATAATAAACTCAAAAAATAAAAAAGAAGTTAAAAAACTATTAAATGGAAGATAAAGAGCTAATACTCTATACTGGTGAAGAGGGAATGAAAACAGAAGAAAAGATGAATCTAAATCATCCTGATTTTTTAAGACCTGAGAGACTTGAAGAAGAAACACCTTATCAGTATAAGGTAAGAAAGATAATGAACAAGCTGTACATTAAACAAAAGAAGAAGGGTTCTTTTATGTGGATTAGTAAAGACACAAAGCAACCTGTATTTGCAAAAGAAGATACAGAGATGAAAGGAAAACCTATAGGATATACAGTATCAAAAGGGTTCACCTATAACAAAGAGCAAGTGAAGAAAGCATTAGAGAAGTATAAAAAAGAAAAACATGAACAGCAGGCAAAGAAGGACTAAAAAGAGAAGTCACCTAAAGGATAAATTTAAAGAAAATCTAAAGAAGGGTAAATCTAACATTAACACAAAAAAACAATAAGTAATGAGTGAAACAAAAGAGCTAAAGGACATTTACACACCACTATTTGAATATGTAGTAGTTGAATTTAATATTCCAGAAAAAACTAAAGGAGGAGTAATCCTTAGTGACAAAGCAATGCAGGAATTGCAGCAAAAAGAATCTCCAGTGATGAAAGTAGTTGCAATAGGTAAAGAAGTAAAAACAGTTAATGTTGGAGACTGGATTTTACCTTCACCATCATTTAGACCAATGCAGGTTCCACTTCTTTATAAGAATGCCAAAGGTGGATTACAGCATGCTCAAATACATATATCTGAAGTAATGGGAGTAGTGGACTCAGAATTTGCTCAGTTAAAACCAGTAACTAAAGAAGCAGTAAACTAATGGAGAAAGAACTACCAGAGGAAATGACAATGTCATATTCAAGATATGAATCTTTGATGCAAAAAATTGCAGAGAATCAAAAACTATCAGCAATGATTAGTGATTATAAGAAAACGGTATGGTTTAAACTCTATAGATTATTTAAATAATGAGAGTAAAAATATTAGTTATAGATTTAGATAAAGTCCCAGAAAACTGGGAACTTGATAAATGGATGAAATATATGGAGATGATGAAGCTACCATTAAAAAATTTAGATGGTTTCAAAGTAGTGGAAATAAATGTTAGTTTATGGAATTATATTAGACATTTATTTGGATTTAATTTAAAATTTAACTCAAAAGAACATATTTCACTGACTAAATTAGCAAAAAGGTATTTATTTAACACACCTAAACACATAGCTGAAGCTTTCAATGAAAGTAGAAACGAAAGTAGGGAAGGTTTGATTAAAGATTCATTTGTAGTTAGTGGAGAAGATTGCGGGAACATTGAAGATCTTGAATTTAAAGGAAAGAGATACTTTGCTCATAAAAAGATGATTGAAATGATGCTTGAAAAATTAAGATTAAACAATTCAAAAATGAGTGATGTTAAAGTGTTGTGGTGCATCCCTGGCTCGTGTAGTCCAACTAACACTGTTGATGCAAGTTGTAGTCAAGTTGATGGATATGAAGTTCACTTTTTATACAAGAAAAATGACGCTGTTTAATCTTGAAAATAACAAAATAAAAGTAGCTCCTGAAGCACTCCTTATCTCAAGTTTTAAAACAATTTGGGATAGGGACACTTCAAAGTCTAAAGATAAAGCAATATCTGAACTATCTTTTGTTTACTTTATGGCTGATTATAAATCAATCTATTTATCTTACCCTGAGTCAGGAAGAGCAAGTCAAATTATATCCGACACAATTGGAACTAAGAACTGGAGACCAGATGATGCCATAAAGGTAGCCATCAGAAAGTATGAAGAACTACAGAACACACCAACACTAAGACTATTAAAGTCCGCAAGACACGCTCTTGAGGAAGTGAGTGTTTATTATGACACAGCTAAACCAACAGACAAAAATGTTGTTGCTATATCAAACTCTATCGAAAAGATAGGGAAAATAGCAGAATCACTTGACAAACTGGAAGATAAAATTAGAAGAGAAATTCAGACAGAGGGTAGGAGCAAGGCTGGCAGAGAGATTAATCCATACGAAGAATAAAACAAAAGAATATGGAAGATGAAGAGTTCTTTGACGACCATATTCTAATACCAGTAGATGAATCAGAAAGTTATAATGAATACAAAATAATAACAATTAAAACAAATAAACATGCTTACAGAACAAGAAATCAAAAATTTAGAAGTTGTTTTTGCACTAGCCAGACAAGCATCAGTAAACAGTGAAGAACAATTAGTTGGAGTAATCAACTTCAAACAAATTCTCTTTGACAAGTTGGTTCCCAAAACTAAAGGGGAACTTAAAACTGATAAGGCGAAGGAAAACGGAATTGATAAAAAAGTAGACAACATAGAGTCACCAAGCAACTAATGATATTCTCCAACACAGAACTCTTCCGTACAGAAGCAAAACACTTTATTTCAAAAGGGTACTTTAATAACGACCCATTTGGGTCACCATCATGGAAAACCTATTGGGATGAGCAATTGAGAAGATGTGTTGAAGGGTTCTCTGTTGGGGATGTTAAAATTACTGGTGATCATTATTTCTACCTTAACTTCTGTCAAATCAAACTAACTAAAGATGACAGAGTAAAAGAGAAGGTTACAAAAAGAAAAGTATCAGCGTCAAAGATTGTCACATTTCCAGATTTCTGGGATGGAGACTATGAATACTTTTGGCTCCAGGAAATAGCAAAGAAAGGAATCTCTCCAGAAGAATACAAAAAGCTCAACCTTTCAATAAATATACTTCCAGAGGATCTTGATGGAGGAAAGAATGTAATAATAGCAAAAGCAAGAAGAAAGGGGTTTAGTTATAAAAATGCCGCAATCTGTGTAAACAACTATAATACAGTAAAGAACTCTGTTACTCTTATTGGTGCTTCAGAAAAGAAGTTTCTATACCCAAAGGGTACAATGTCAATGGCTACTGACTACATGGACTTTCTTAATGAAAAAACAGGATGGGCAAAAAAGAGAGATTTCAACAATACAAAAGAACACAAGAAAGCCAGTTATAAATTCACAGACTCAGCTGGTAATGTAATAGAGAAGGGATATAAGTCTGAAATTATCGCTGTTACATTCATGGATAATCCAGATGCAGCCAGGGGAAAAGACAGCAACCTTGTTCTACTGGAGGAAGCTGGGTCATTCAACAATCTTAAAGCATCATTCAGTGCCGTAGAGCCTCTTACCAGATCTGGAGCATTCCAAACTGGTCAGATACTGATCTTCGGAACAGGAGGGGACATGGAGTCTGGAACACTGGATTTTGAGGACATGTTCTATGATCCCACCAACTACAATTGTATAGCAATTGAAAACAAATGGGATGACAATGCTGATAACACCTTTTGTGGTTTTTACTTTCCAGACAAAAAGAGTAAAGACGGGTTTATTGATAAAGACGGAAACTCTGATGAAATAGGTGCAGAGAATTATGAAGAAATAAAGAGAGAGTCAATAAGAAGGACTGCTAAGGACAAAAAGGCGCTGGACAGACATATAGTAGAATACTCCAATAAACCAAAAGAAACATTTCTAAGGATAAAGGGAAACATATTCCCAACAGTGGATCTACAGAGAGTGTTAGGAACGCTGGAAGGACAAAAAGATGAGAACAACTATTGGATTGGAGATTTACTTTCAGATGAATATGGAAAAATAGAATGGAAGTCAAACAAAAACCTAAGACCAATTCTAGAGTTTCCAATAAAAGATAAAACTGCAAACACAACTGGAGCTGTTATAATATATGAGCCTCCTTATGAAGAATCAGCAGGAGTAGTTCCTCATGGAATGTATATAGCAGGATGTGACCCTTATGACCATGACAAATCAAACTCGGGGTCACTGGGTTCAACATTAGTATATCACAGACTGACTAAAAAGATTGTAGCTGAGTACACTGCCAGACCAGAGACCTCTAAGGAATATTATGAAGTAGTAAGGAAACTTCTTATTTACTACAACGCAAGATGTCTTTATGAGAATGAAAAAAAGGGAATATTTGATTATTTCGATTACCAAAACAGTTTATACCTACTAGCTGATCAGCCTGAATGTTTAAAAGATATTATTCAAAATTCAAAAGTGCATAGAGGAAAAGGAATGCACATGGGAAAAGAACTTAAGGACTATGGAGAGGGATTAATAAAAACATAGCTAATTGAACCATACGATGACAGAAACAAAGAGATAAAGAATCTTCACAAAATGAGAAGTCAGGGATTATTAAAAGAGTTAATAGCCTATGATGGAGACATTAATACAGATAGAGCCATGGCTTTTATGATATTACAGTATTATATTCTGGAACTGAGAAAATACAAAGTAGATATTCAAACTGACATAAAAGGAGTGGAAGACTCTGATTTCTTCAACAAACCACAGTTCTACAAGAAACCAGTAGTTTACAGATAATAGTGGCTATAACAGAGACCTTAAAAGAATGAAAAAGATTGCATAAAACAATTGTAAACCTTATATTTAATGGCAATAAATACTTCCCGATAGATGATTAAAGAAAAATTTTCAGGCACCTCAATGCCTAGACAGAAACTTTCCTATGCTGAAAAAATGTCTAATGACCAGGAATGGGGAAAAAGATGCATTGACAACGGAATTATAACAGTTGGACTAGGATACTCTTCAAGGAGATCTCCAAGAAGCAAAAAGATACGCAACTATAACCTGTTTAATGGAAACTTTGATGAGAACGACATGACTACAGTTCTCACTCCAAGCGCACTTCAAGGATATACATTTCCAGCAACAGTTCAATACAGAGATATAGTTTCTCCTATTTTCACTTTACTTTTTGGTGAAGAAATTAAAAGAGGAACCGCATTCATAGTTAGAGCAACCAATGATGAAGCTATTTCAGATAAAGAGAGAAAGAAGAAGGAAGCTATCCTGAGTCAACTTCAGGAATATCTTACGGCTGAAAATCCTGAAAATCCAGAAGAATCTTTAAAGAGAGTCCAAAAATACTGGACATACGAATATCAGGACATGAGAGAGAAGGCAACATCAGATCTTCTTACATACCTAAGACAATACCTGAAACTGGACCAAGAGTTCTCCAAAGCATGGGAAGATGTTCTTCTTGCTGGAGAAGAGATATATGAAACTGATATTATAGGTGGAGCTCCAGTAGCCAGACGTAAAAATCCAATAGAAATAGAATACATCCTTGCAAACAACTCTGACAAACTTGATGATGCTCCAATAATAGTATCTAACACATACATGCCAGTTAGTCAGGTTATAGATGAATTCTGGGACGTTTTGACACCTGCTGAAATCAATGAACTTGAAGACAGTCTGGATTCTGGAGAAGAGTCCATGGATTCTTTCTCAATATTCCCAGAGAAACAAACAATTGAGCTTTCTACAGGTGTTCCTCCAGAAAATGATACATTCGGCTATTTTGATGAAAAAGGCAATGTAAGAATCACTAAGGTTGTGTGGGCTTCTATGAAGAAAATAGGAGAACTTACTTATCTTGATGAATCTGGTGAACAACAAAAAACATACGTAGATGAAAACTATAAACCAGACAAATCAAATGATGATGAGTCAGTTGAATGGTTTTGGATAAAAGAATATTGGGAAGGAACCAGAATCAAAAGCGACACTTATAAAAACATAAGACCAAGAAGAATTCAGTTCAGGAGAATGGACAATATTTCTCAGGCATACTCTGGATTTATAGGAACTATATATAATTCAAACAACTCAGAATCTGTTAGTCTTATGGATAGATTGGTTCCATGGATATATCTATACATAACAACATGGTACAGGACAGAATTGTTGATGGCTGCAAATCAGGGAAAGATAGGATTTATAGACCTTTCAATGATTCCCGAAGGATGGGATATTGACAAATGGTTGTATTATGCCAGCACAATGAAGTTTGCTTTTGTTAATTCATTCAATGAAGGTAGAAAAGGAGCTTCCACGGGAAAATTAGCTGGACACATTACAGATCATTCTAAGTCAATAGATCTTGAAACTGGGAACTCAATCCAACACCACATTAGTATTCTAGATTATGTAGAACGAAAAATACATGACCTATCAGGTGTTTCCCAACAAAGACTTGGAGAAATAAGTGCTTCTGAGGGAGTTGGTAATGTCCAGAGAAGTGTTACGCAATCAGCAATTATTACAGAAAAGTGGTTTCAAGTTCACAACTGGACAAAACAACGTGTTCTTGAGCAACTTATAGAAACAGCTAAAATAGCCTATGGAGAAGATAAAAAGAAGCTTCAATACGTTACTGACGACCTTGGTACTGTCTTTTTTGACTTTGATGGCGCTGAGTTTACTAATGATCAATTTGGTGTATTCGTCAGTGATTCTATTAAAGACCAGCAAGTTCTGGAGGCAGTTAAACAATTAGCTCAAGCAGCACTTCAGAACGACAAAACAGAATTGTCTTCTGTAATTGATGTTATGACCTCCAACTCAACGGCTGAAGTTAAAAACAAACTCAAGGAAGCAGAAGCTAAAGCAATTGAAAGAGAACAGGCTCAATTCAAGGCTGATGATGAAAATCAGAAAGCTCAAATTGCCGCAATTGAAAGACAGACAGACCTTGAAGCTTACAACAGAGAAGCAGATAGAGAAACTAAAATTCAGGTTGCAGAGATTCAGGCTATGGGATTTGATAAAGAAGGTCCAAGCGATGACATTCAGGCAGCTGCTAAACAAGCTCTTGAGGAGAGAAAACAGGCGTTTCTGGAGGCTCAATCTAATGAACAAAACAAACAAGATGAAAGAGCAGCATCTATAAAAGAGAGAGATCTTGAACTTAAAAAACAGATTAAAGAAAGAGAAATAGCCTCTAAGGAGAAGATAGCAGCAAAGAAAGCAGAAGCAGACAAAGCTAAGGCAAAAAAGGCTAAATCTAAATCCAAGAAGTAATATTCCGATAAACAAGAAGTTATAAAAAGGCAAATGGCTATAACACAATTATTCAATTTTACATAACCTATTGACTTTTACGAATATAACAGTATATTTAAAGCAGAGAGATTGTAGAGTTAAAAACAAACCCTAAAGTATTTAACTCAATAATTATAAAACATGCAAGATTTATTTGACGACATTCCAGCATTAGACATTTCAGTTCTTACAGAAAAGAAGGAAACTGATACAAATGACAAAACAGGAGAAGCTAAGAACTCAAAAGACTCTAAGGACTCTAAAGAATCTAAAGACACCAAAACAGAAGACACCCCAAGAGGGTTATTCGATGTCGATGACAAAGAAACTGTTGGAATTAGGGAAGAAGATACAGAAGATACTAAAAATACTTCTGAAGGAGGTGAAGGAGAAGAAGGTGAAAATGAGTCTCCCATAAAATTGCTCTCATCATTTCTTAAAGAAAAAGGAGCAATAGACTATACGGATGAAGAATTCTCAGATAACGATGAATTCATACCTGAACAAGTAAACAAGACAATAGAAAAGAAAGCAACAGAAGGAATCCAAGAGTATAAAGATAGTCTTCCAGAAGAAATCAAGCAATTGATTGACAACTATGAAGACGGTGTTCCTTTAGGGCAACTTCTTGAATCAGAACAAAAGACATTTGAACTCTCTTCTATAACAGAAGACAAGTTAAGTCAGGATTCAAGGTTACAGGAAGAGATAGTTGAAGCAGATCTTCTTAGGCAAGGATGGACAAAGGACGAGACAAATGAACGCATCAGAGAACTTCAGGATGCAGGAATAATGGAAAAATGGGCTAACAAGTCTCTTGGAAAGCTCTTACAGCTGGAAAGAGATAATAAAGAAGCAGCAATCAGGCAGGTTCAGGAGAAAAAGAAAGCAGATGCTGCACATTATAATGAACAAATAAACAATCTTCAGAATACAATAAAAGATACTAAAGAATTTTTTGAGGGAGTTTCAACTAATGATATTGAGAAAAAGTCTGTTTTTGAAGCAATAACTAAATACGACAAAACAGGGCGCAACAAAATATCTCAATTATTGGCTGATCCCAAAAACTACATTAAGGTAGCATATTTTTTAGAAGTAATGAAAGGAGACATAAGTAAACTAAAAACAGCAGCAAAAACAGCAGCAATAAAAGACACAAAGAAAACAATAGACTCTCCAGTAAAAACATCAAGATTTGGCGGAAAAGATCTATCTGTTATTAAAAACTTCTTAAAAAGCAGACCTTAACACTAAAAACTAAACAACTCTAATCTTAATTATACAATGTCACAAAAAATCAGCAATTTACAAGTTACAGCTGGAAAGAACTTCTCAGGCATGGTTACAGACAACCACCTCGGAACTCTATTCCAGGAAGATCCTTATGTAGCATCAGCTTTGATGTCAAGGGTGTTCGCACAAAATTATCACATCAACATGGATTCTATGCTCAATATGATGGGTGCAGAAGAAGAATTTCCTGATGATCGTGATTTCATCTGGCACCTTAAAGGTGATGATGAAAAAGCAATCTCCGTAGTAAGCTACACAGCTTCTAACACAAATCAACCTGGTATCAATCAGACAATGTTCACTATCGAATTTGCTGAAAAATACTTTGCAAAAACAGACCTCTTGACTGCAGATGACCGCAGATACAGAGTTCGTGTTATGAATGAACCCTACTCTAATGGTACTGGTTGGAAATATGACGTACAACTTCAAACTGGAGACAACACATTGTTCATGCCAGTAAGTCTTTTGAGTGCTGGTTCTCAGTTCTCTAAGTCTTACAGTTCACAAGAAAAAACTCTTTCTAAAACAGGTGGTGATACTAGCTACTCTTCTCCTTTCACAATGAGAAATGGCTTCTCTACTCTGCGTAAGAAAAATGTTATTCCTGGAAACATGCTGGATCGCAACCTAAAAATTGAACTTTTTGATCCTAAAACAAATCAAAAAACAATGAAGTGGATGCAATATGCAGACTGGGAATTCATGTGTCAGTGGTACAAGGAAAAAAATCGTAATTGCATTTACGGAGAATCCAATAAAAACACCAATGGTACTTATAGCATGAAAGGTGATTCTGGGTTTGAAATTAAAGAAGGCGCAGGTCTTCGTGATCAAATTTCTCCAGCTTACCGATTTAACTACACAACATTCAATATTGACTGGTTGGAAGATATCCTCATCCAATTGTCAGTAAACATTCTTCCTGAAGACAGCCGCAAATTTGTTGCTCTTACAGGTGAATACGGAATGAGACAATTTTCTAAAGCAATTGAAGATTACTCTGCACGATTCAACATTCGTGATGAAAAGCGTGTATTTGGTGGTGGACAGAATCTTGGATTTGGTGGTCAATACACTACATTCCGAGGATCTAATGGAGTTGAATTAACTCTGTTGAAACTTCCTGAATATGATGACAGGATTCACAATCGTATTGCTCACCCTGATGGTGGAACGACTGAATCTTACCGCTACACTATTTTGAACTTCGGAACTACTGGTGGAAAGAAAAACATCCGCAGAGTATATCCTAAAGGTGAGAAAGAGAAAATGTGGCATATTGCTGGTTCTTGCAGTCCTTATGGACCAAACACCAGCTTCAAATCTTCTTCTGCTTCTGCAGTTGATGGTTATGAAATTCATGCTATGGCAAAACAAGCACTTATAATCGAAAACCCACTTTCTTGTGCGGAATTGATTTATAGCGCTGCAGTTTAATAAATTTATATAGAGAGTAGTCAATGTTGCTTGCAACTAAAGGCTACTCTCATATTTATCAAACCAAACCCTTTGATAAAATAATATAAATTAAAATACACAATGTCAGAAGTAATTGAAAAGGAAGTTGTTACTGTTTTACCAAAAAAAGTAACAATTAAAGCATCCAGAAAACACACATGGCTTCCAGAAGGTCATGATGGTAGTCACAGGTTCAGCAAAACAGCAGAACATCTTACTGTTCAGGTTGACAGACACACCAACACATTGATCACTGGACTAACAGAAGAAGACGAAAAAAGATTAGAAAAGAAATTAAATTTATCTGCTGGGTCTTTGTCAAAGAACAAAGGTAAATATTGGGAAAAGTTTAAGGTAGTTATTCCACAAAGTGGAGTAGTTCTTCAGCCTTCTACAATACTTGCAGACGAGATTGCCTACAAAGTAATGCTTGTTCATCAAGAGGTAGCTAATTCATCAGCAGGAAATGCAAGAGGAGAGTTTCCATTTGCAAGATATGTGATGAATTCTGAAGAAGAGGAAACAGAGACTACAAATAAAGAAATAAACTTAAAACTAGAAGCATACAAACGTCTTGGTGAAATGACTGAGACTGAAAAAAGAAACTTCTTGAAGGTTTATGGAAAAGCAGCTGGTCGTGACTCTTCAACAGACTTTGTTACAGCGCAAGTTGGAAAGATAGTAGATTCTGAACCTAAATATTTTCTTGACACAGTTAGTGATCCTAATTATAAGGCTCATGTTTTTATAAAAGATTGTCTTGCTAATGGAATTCTTAAAGAATCTGGAGGCAAGTACATTAGACACGGTGGAGATGTTTTAGCTTACTCATTACTTCAGTTAGTTGACTTTTTACAAAATAAAGATAATTCTGAAGTTACTGCCTCTTTGAAAGCACAACTTCAGGCTGTTAAATAAAAATAATGACTATAGCAGAAATTCATCAAGAGTTTAAGGTGAAGTTCGATAAAACAGACTCTCTGAATTATCCAGAATTTTTACCAGAAGAAATTGATGTATTTCTTAACTCTGCAATAGAAAAGTTTGTTAGTCAAAGAATGTATGGCACCAACCCTAAAAGGGAAGGTGTAGAACAAACACAAAAAAGATTT